TTTCTTCTGATTGGGTTTTTCCCCCGGAGTAGCACCTTTCTCCTGTTGGGGTGGACCTTGCATCATCATTTGTTGCATCATACGTTGCTGTTGCAACATTTGATACATTTTGCCGTATAACAAGACATTGCGATAACCGGGTTCATTATCGACTTTTGCTTGTCTACCAGCTTCACTTCTAACCCATTTCCTAACAATCTCGAACCCAATTTCTGGGTCTGAATAATCAGGGTCTACTTCTATTGATGGCATTTCCGGTGGACCTGACATTGGGTCCATAGGATTATGCTGCGGATTTGGCATGGGTTCGCTATTCAGAAGTAGTTTAATATCATCGTATGTTGCTTCAACGTCAGATTCACCCGGAACATAGAAATCGGTAAGTCCAATTGCTTCCCGAATAACTGGCAAATTCTCAGGAGAACCGAGAATAGCCAGAATTTCAGGATTCGCAGACTGTAAAAGCTGCATGATAATATCTTTTTGTTGGGACCAAGTCATTGGAAGATTTTCATTAGCTTCCAATTCTACTTTCCCAATCTTACCTTCCATTTCTGCCTTACGAATGAATACATTGACGAAAGAGCCATCTTTTAGGCGCTGAACATCACGTTCATCTTCATGTGTTTCTTCGATGAACATGGGAATAGCTTTCCCAAAGATTTGCTTCCACCATGTAGTCAGCATTTTCCAAGTATTTTGTAGTCTCTGTAACGCTTGCGCGCGAGACATAGAATATTCTGATGCTGTTCCACCACCTGCTACAGCACCACCAAATAGTGATGGAAGTGCGCCTGATACTAATTGCGCAAGAGTCTGGATATTCTGTGCAAATGGCATAACTTCTGGTGACAAAGTTGCCGTTTTAACCTCATGGAATGCATCTCCGATACTTTTGCCGGACTTTGGCGTAGCTTCATATATACCACCCGGCGTAGATTCCATCTGGCGGTATGCATTGAAGTTTAATACACCAGGGTCAGCAAATGTCTGCCCGATTCCATGTTCAATAGTCTGTAGTATAAGCGATATGAGGTCATTAGTAATTTCTTGAATACTGACGAGTAGCAAGCCAAGGGGGTCAAAGTGTATATAGTCTGATAGAGGATTGTGAGTAAGAGTCCAACAATCATCTAAATCCTCATTGCAGGCTTCTGCAAATTCATCGTTAACTAGAACGACTTTCGCCCCATTTGGATACTTCTTTTTAAGTTCGTCCACATCCTCTTTACGCGAGAGAATGTTAAATGCAGATGGACGAAGCCAACAATTACGAATAGTGACAGTATTGAGGGGATATTCTCCTTGGTATTGTGGCGATAATCTTCCCCACTGTTCGTATGGGTCACGCGGTCCCGTCGCTGCTGCAATTTTCTTTGCAGTAAGCGCATTCTTTCCGTGGAGATGTGAGTATCTTTCGATTGCAAGTGCGTAGTGCGTTTCATATGCGTATATTAAGTAAGGAGTATCAGCCTGTTTCATTGCATAATTGGCTACTTTAACGTATAGCCCACCATATGCTTCTAAACAGACTCTAGTTTTTGGCTCCTGTGTAACTCCCACGAGTCTGGTTACAACTAATGTTTCACGTTGTAACTCAGGAGCAATTTGCATTAAACAAGCGGGACACATATCTTCCCCCTCGTTTTGAAGCATATCCTGAATGATTACATCTTCATCATCAGGAGAATATTTATCTTTATTTAGTTCAGCTTTAGCCTTTAATGCATCTATTTGAGGCTGCATTTCAGGCGAAATTACTTCGTCATCCATCTCGAAACCACACTCAGGACAACGAGTATATTGATGCACTTCATCAACACTCTCGTAGTTCTTTTTATCGTAGGTTCCGTATTTTTCGTCAGACTTCGGATATGAATAGCACGCTACCATACCCTCAGTGCAATAGATAAACAAAGCATGAAGCCAAAGCAAAGGCACATCGTTGTGACGATATACCAGTTGGGCAATTTTATCTCCTGCTCTCGCGGTGGACAAATCAAGAGTGCTATCAGCGTCATCAGGAAAACACTTGATAGGAGGAACAGTAACACTAAGAGCAGCAATAATGGATTCGAGATAAGCTCGGAATACGTTAATGGGCTTATCGTAGTATGATTGGTCTGTATCATCCCCATCATTCAACTCATCCCATATACGCCAATCGTGAGCTACCTCGGAATACCAAGCCTTTTGGAAGCCTTCCCAGAATAATTTCAGCCTACGCCATGTGCGGATTTGTCGTTCACGCACAGCCATATCTTCCTTATCGAAGTGGTCTACTACTTCTTTAAGGAGCCGCTGAATATCGTCGTCTGGGATATTCTTCGACATTAGTATCCCTGTTGACCCCTATTTCCAAGCATTTGAGAATACATCTGCCAAAATGGCATCATTTGCATCATCATTTGCATAGGGTCGCCACCACCCATTTGCTGTTGTGGCTGTTGTTTTGGAAGTGGCATCCCCTGATTATCGAAATGCTGATAGTAGAGAGATGGAGAAACACCGAATGCACCCGGTCCATATTGTGCATTAGCACCCGGACGCTGAGCCATTGAGGAACCCATACCACCAGCAGCTTTGAAATCCATCATCCGTCGAAAGTTAGGGTCAACCATACCACCAGCGCCACCGACACGTTTTGGACGTTCTTGTGCGTATCCGCCTGATGGTTGCTGCATAAATGATGGTCCCTGCACCATATTGGGATTCATCATTGATGAAAATCCACCCCCACCACCGAATCCGCCAAATCCACCACCCATAGGTGGAAGATTTCCACGTCCCGGACCTGACGAATTAACCATTCCAAATGGCAAATTTCCCGGTGTATTACCACCAGAAGAATTTGCCATATTAAATCCCGGTGCAGTAGGAGGCGCACCACTTCCAGGACCATGACTATTAACAAAATTACGTGGACGACCTTCAATACCAGGAGTTCTAGGTCTTCCACCACCACCCCATTCACGTTGAACAGGTGGAAGTCTCATTGGATTGTAGCCACCCGGCATAACATCAAGAGGCATTATTTCACTCCATGTTTCTTTTTAACGTCATTTGAGGGGCCAGTATCCAATCCATGTTTATTTGCAGTAGCATAAAAGACTTGTTGTCCCTTTTTGCCACCATATTTCTTTTTCATTTTAGTCATGACTTCTTTGCCATGACCTTTGAAATATTCACTTACGGGCATTTTGTCCCTGCAATTTCTTTAATGCCGCAGATGATGGTCCAGTTTCTACGTGTGGAGTGTATTTAGGATGTAGTGCAATATCCCTTCGACCTGTAATTGGGTCTACATAATCAGGAACTTTCAAGCGCGTGGCTCTATCTCTTTCTGCTTGATATGCTTCTAATTCATGTGGACGCCAGTAGTATGGATTATTTAGATTTGAAGTCGCAGGAATTCCTTCCGGAACATTCCCACGGTTGAAAAGCATCTCACCTATCTTTTTATACCAAGGCATATCTTGCATTTGCCCGGTATGTGTCATCTCATGAGCAACTATCTGTTCTTTATCGAACTGATTTACACCTTCTAACATAGAAGGATTGTAAATCATGTTACCAGACCAAGGATTTGATACAGCATTAGCTCCGCGTGGAGTAAATATTTTGGAAAGCATTCCAGAAGTAGACGAACTTACAGAAATTGGCTTAATGCCCGGCATCTCCTTAGAAACTTTGGAGTATGCACGTTGCATTGAGTCATCAATAGCTTTATTTTTATCCTGCGGCTTGTCCTTCTCGTTCTTGTTCGGCAATTTGCAAGTCTTTCTCTAAATCTTCAGTTGAAACTTTCACAACTTCAGAATCAGGTTTTGCCGCATTCTTCAATCGCTGAGCTTTTTCCCTATCTTCAGTTTCTAATAGTTGCCTACGCACATGCCAAGGAATAGAACGTGGCCTTGTAATCTGTGGAGCCGGATTATCCTTAACAGGTTCAGGCTCTTTTAATAGTTTGTTAAGTAATTGTGTTTTCTCGTAATTTGAAAACTCAAGTTGCTGTCGAAGTGTCTCACAAGATTGACAAACCTTTTCTTCGACAACAACTTCATTCTTCAACTTACGAGATTCATACTTTATTTGTAAGTATTCTTTATACCAGTCTAGTAGGAACATTATGCCCTTCTCCTTCTATGAAATCGACTCACAACTTGCATCTTTTGTTGTGCTTCGACCATTCGCATATTTCGATAGTATGCCGTAAAATCCTGAGTAGCTTGGAGTTTACGAGTAATTTCTTCTTGTTTCTGAATTCTCTCGAACTCAGTTATAGATTCCTCGAAATATCTTTCAGCCTTGTCACAGGCATAACGAATGTCATCATATGGGTCGTCACCATCAAACTCTGCTACGTCTTCAGCAGGTTTACCACTAGTAGCTTTCTTGTCGTAGCTACAAGCTTTGATGGAATCAATCATAATAGGGCAACAATTTGGATGCCCATCATGATTAGTTTCCTCGCAACAGAAAATCTGGAGCTTAGGAAGATTAGTTTCCTCTTGTGGAGGGTCGAATAAACTTAAATATGCCTTATAATCGATAAGTCCTTTATTCCGAAGAACCCACATTGCATATTCTTCAGAATAAATTGGCATATCTTGTGGTGGAATTACTGGTTTCTGCTTCCACCTCAGATATTCATGTAGTAATAGTTTGCCAGCTACTCGCGAACCGGGAGAATTATTCGATAATTCAATCGGTCTACCAATAGCAGCTTCAATTTGTTGCTGAATAGTGTGTTCTTGTCCTCGCTCTTGCGATACTGATTTACACCACGCTAGAATTCTTGGATGTTCTCTTTCCGCAACATCCTTGACTTCTGGTGCCCAATCTTCAATCTTGGTTTTTAACCAATAAAGTTCCTTGTAGAGATAAAGTCGCTTCTGGGGAGATATTGCATAGAAGCCTACATAGTTCATGGCGGCAAATCCCCAATCCCCAATAATCATACGGGGCCACCATGAAGGTACTTCAAACGGTGGAACTACGTGTAAAGCATTAGGAGGCTCATCAGGATAATTCTTATCACGGAATTCATCAAAAACTTGTCCCTGATATGCATCCCAATCACCGAACTTCCTTGCTTTCCGCTCAGCCTCAGATGGTATACCATCAAGACGTGCAGAATAATCAGGGTCAGCGTTAGGATTATCAGCAACGGTTGCATGAATATAAATTCGTTTTACGTTTCCTTTACCAAGAATGATTTTCCCACCTTCTGGTGCAGGTTGAACAAATCGCTTCTTAGTAAATGTATGACCTATTCCGCCCGGCATTCCTGCCGCACGAATTATTGCGGGAATATTTGTAGGGTCAGATGACCTAACGCGAGTAAAACCAATATAGAGATAAATATACTCAGTAAAGGAAGTGAGTTCGTCCGGAGTAAAGAGATTAATTTCCATTGAGTCATATTTGTGAACATCATTTTCTTCCTCACAATGTCCGAGGAATATCATTGCACCGGCATTAGACATTCCAGTTCCACCGAACTGGTCCATACGTGGAAACGTCCACGCCATGTCCGTCTTATTAAAAGTAGCCCCGAACTTCGGGTAAATTTCGCGCGAACGTGGAACTATCTCATTTCTAAGTTCCGGAAAAGTCCGACGCATGAATACTTGTTTGAACTTAGCATTTTCATGCCACCTATGGATTAATCCATATACAAGTAAAACGTCAGACTTACCAGAAGCGTTACCGCCCCCGTAGAATCCCTCGAATATTGAAGTAGGAAGACTTAGGAATTGTTCCTGCTTCTTATTGGGTTTCCAGAACCCTTTATCAAATGCCATCTTCTTAGTTTGTTCTTTTACTTCTGGAGAAGGTATGACATTTAGCTTCGCACCTAACGCAAAAGGGACAGCAGCGAATCGCTGTAATAGTTCTCTACGAGTAAGCATGTAATGGCTCCTACTATTAATCCCGTCGTAAAAACCACGGCGGTGTAAATTCTGAACTGCCTAATGGCAATTCTATTCATTAACGCTCTATGAGTTCCCCACATTGCCATTAGATGTTTCCATTCAGAACATACCCAACCATCGTGTCATTACGACCTTCAAGGTTGAGAGTTCCATTAACAGAAACATTGTATTCGTCAGAAGAATAGTCACGAACATCAGTGGCTTTAATCTTCGCGACTAATCGACTAGTCCCACACAATGTAGAACCGGATTCAGCCGGATTCTTAACGCCATCTAATACTTCGACAAATCGATTACCACTAATTGTGGCATAATTCTTATTAACACTACCCGGACCGGACCCTTCCCAAAATCCACCGTTAGGATGATTAACTCGTGGGTCAAGAGGTAGTGGATGATTAGAACGGCCATTATTCACTACTTGCCAATTCTCAATTCCTTGAGGTAGGCATACATCTACTTTACGGACGCGCTTCATTATTTCGTCAATACCCGGAACTTCCCACATATTCTGTGGTCTACCGTGGTCTGGGTCTGCAATTCCAGTAACACCCTGACCTACGTGTAATACGTAAAAAGCTCCAGAACAAACAATACCTGTAGCGCGTGCCATTGCTAGACGTAATGGGTCACTATCTTCCGCGACAGAAGATTGTGGACCCTGTGGTTCATTATTGGAAGTAGCTTTGGGGAATTCTTTCAGGTCATATCCCTGTCTTACATGGGACCACTTATTATCGTGATTTGACCTGCGCGTATGAACAGTATACATGCTAACCCCAGCCATTTGACTGAGACTAATCATGCCACTGTAAGGACCATCAGGAGAGGATAGTGCTACTAGATTTGGTGTTTGAGCCATTAAATATCGACCCACATCCACCAAATCAGCAGGAGTAATCTTATCAAGTCTGCCATATTCATTGGCGACTTCATAGTGCATTACTTTATTCTCGGCTCCGACCATAGCATTACGAACTTTTTGTTCCATGCCTCTATGGTCGTTATACTTACCGCCGACTAATGTAATTTCACTACGCATTCCATACTGGTCGTAAGCTGTATCTACAAACTCACGAAGTATGTTTTCATAGTCGGGCCAGGATGGAAGGATACTCCTACCCTGCCAATTAACTTCTCCGAGTATTCTAAGATAATCGAATCCATATTGTTTGAGCCAAGTAAGATGCTCATGGATTCGGTCTCTTTCAAATTTCCATCCATATAGTGCCCAGAAGAATGTAACACCTAATGGATGGAATAATCCTGTATCATCGATAGCGCATCGACCATCAGTTCTAACTATTCCCTGTCTAATACCCGGAATAGGAACTGGTGCTTCTAATGGGATACGCTGAAATTCTTCCCAGACATCCTGATTCATTGTTTGCATCAGGGGAACATCTGGTAAATCAAGCCTCGCGGTAAGGAAAGTTCCATGATGAGTTTGGATTTTATTCCCAACCCATTTGAAAGCTTCCCACGGACCTATTGCAGTTCTATCTGTGGAAATATGAATTTTATCATCTTCCGCACAGACGTAGTTACCCGAATAGGTCTGTAATGCAAACCCACCTTCAGGTAATGATATTTCTTTGAATTCTTCCCAGATATTCTGCGCTGCACGATTACAGTTGATAGCTACACCATTATCGTAATGGATGCCACCACCCAATTCGGCGCACACGAATAATTGGTTATACGCCTTGAGTGCAATCTTCATGGTATTAAACAGGAACTATCCGAACCAACGCGCCACCGACAGCAGTAGCTCGCAGAAATCCACCTGCTAAGTCTGCCATTCCATCAGTCAATGTGACAGCTACACTCGTAGCGAATGTAATGTCATTTGACTGTTGTAATGCTGGCGCGGCTGAATTCGTGAATATCCTTACTTGACGTGCAGGTAGTGCGAACACTACATTCTGCGCCATCGTCACGAAAGTTCCTAACGAAATTAATTCCGTTGGCATGTTACTCCTTCGCGGTCACTACATCGTAGTGTTCTTCTTTACGAAACTGTGGTGAATAAAATACAAATGTAGGACCAGTATTCGCTGGAGTCTTTGGACCCTCGGGTTCCATATTCTTAAATACCACTGACATATCCTTGGCGATTCCTGCGAGTTCTTTCGCATTACTACCACCAAGTTTCTCATCAGTGATATGTCTCAAAGCGGACATGAGTTTTCCTCGCGCCCGCTTTGAAATCTTTTCTTTTGCTTTAATTATGTTGGATTGATTTGGACGCTCATCATATGATGCGGTAGATGTTGCACCAACATTATATGCTGAGGCTGAAGATGGTGAGATACCAAACTGTCTTGCTAATTCTACAGCTTGGTCCCTGCCTTCCGTGATAGCAGTTTCACCTATTACTTTGCGTAGACTGTCAGGAACTTCGACGTTACCGACACCCCTACCCTTAGTGGGCATGTCTACAACTTCTCCAGTTACCGGAACTGAATTCGATACCTCACGTGGCTTTTCAGGATTAACTTTCGTTAATTCCTTATCGAACTCAGTATCCGAAACTATTCCCATCGCCATATAGTTCCTACGCGAAACTAAGAGATGGTGAAATTGTAGTTGTTACCTGACACCACGCATGTAACCGTGGTGACGCCGGTAAGGTCGAATTCTTTTTCCGGCGGAGAATTTGTATCTCCACCATCGAACAGTTGCAAAATCTTGCGGTCTGGAAGAAACAGAATACCAGGCTTGTTACTGAAAACAGCCGCAGTATTCTGGATATTCGGACCAGATTTTGCTGTGATTGTGAGATTCACTGGCATACTTTTTCCTCCATACCGATTGCTGGCTTCCTCGATTGTATTGTAGCGAACTAATAATGGAAGTCCATATTTCAGTCCGCTATATCCCAGATGAGACTACCACATATAGGACTGAAAGTCAACTTTTCTTTTTGTATATAATATTATAGGTTCTTAAATAAGGAGTCTCTTTTATTTTCATGATGATTCCTGAGAGACTTTTATTTATAGGTTATAGATAAAAATGTCCCAAGACATTTAATTGCTATGGGCCGCAAATTTCATGCCAACATGGGACCACTACAGGATGCGTATACGGGTATATGACACCCCCATATGTGGTATACAACAAAATGTCACCTATAAGTTATTGAAAACAAAGGAGTTGCCGTTTAGTGTCAGACTTGTAGACAAAAGGTGTCACACACGCAGACTACCACTTTCGCCTACGCATTATGTAAGTTGTTGATAACATGGGACTTAGGGGACTTCCGGAAGCGAAAGCCTTCCATTGTAGACTTGGCACTCCCTATGCTATAGTATATGTCATGGACGGCCCAACGCAAACGGGCCGGATGATACCGGAAAGTGAGGTGAGCTAGAGAAAAGGTATTGACAAACGGCCCGACTTGTGGTAAGCTGTCTCTACTGATGGGGCATTCCGCCCCTAACTGAAGGAGACGTATGAAAACACTGGTCGGCAAGTTCACGTTCGCAATTCCGGAAGGCCATCCGCAGGCCGGAGAGAAAATCGAAAAAGCTTTCGATTACTCTCAAGTCGAAAACGAGACGGAAGCGAATTCCGTTATCGCGGAGAAAAAGTGGAACATCGTCGGCATGGTAAACGATGTTCTCAAGGCCAACGCGCGCAGCAATGCGTATCAGGCTGCACTACTTCCGTATCGTCCATCGGAAGTGTCGCCTGAAGATATCAAGGAGAGGATGATTCGCGATTACATCCGCCTTGGTATTCCGGAAGACACTGCACGCAAGCAAGTCGAGGCTTTGCTCGCAGCGTCGGCAGCGTCGGAGTAATACCACGGGGCGGAGACAGCAAATCCGCCCCACTTTCAAGGAGCATACTACTATGGACTGGCCTTTGATTATCGGCTGCGTGGTTTACGTAATCCTCATGGGAATTGTGGCCCGATACTGCATGAACCCATAGCAATATGGGTTTTCCCGCTAGTTGCTAATCGCACATATTGCTAATCGAGGGTTTTCGCTACGCGAAAAAGTTATATGCTAATCATACTATTAATAATATTATTACTCTGTAACAATACTTTCGCCCCTGCACGAAAGTCTCGCCACAATCGAATATGAGCGCGTCGGTTTAGCTTCCGGCCACTCCACTATTCCCCGCGCGTTTTCCCTTCTCATATTCAATCGTAGCTCTATTACGATATGTTCTCGCGCAAGCGCGAGACTTCCCATTGCTAATCGCCTCCAATTCTAATAATATTATATTCTATCACCATATTATTCAGAGCAATTGTAATTTTTCGATTGACTCAGATATACTTCCGGAACCCCAATTCGGGAGTTTCCTGTATTTCTCCTGCTAGTTTCCTGTGCCTTTCCTGTGTCTTTCCTGTATGCCGAAGTCGGGTTAACTGCCGGTAAATGAAGCACTTAGCGATACCCCCCTCAGACTCCCCTATAGGCCACCCACCCGATTTAGTGGTTTTCGGCTTAGTGTAGGGTTCGGTGTTCTTTCTTTAATTTTTTTTTTTTTTTTAATAAATAATAATATAATAATACCCCACCTGAAAACGTCTAAATATGGTGGTATCGACCTAACGGAAAGAGAGGGGGTTCGCCCTAACTCCTTGCGAATGAGGCACTTAGGCCGCTTCCGGTAGTAGGGAAAGATACAGGAATGATACAGGAATGATACAGGAAACAGTAGGGAAACTCCCCGACACCGATAATGTTAAACAATTGAGAACTATACAATAGTATAATATTTTCGACCTGATAATATGCGAAAGCGAAACACTAATATTATCTTCGCTTTTTGTTCGCTGTGTCATTTTGACTGTGGTAAATCGGCCACACTTGTGGTAAATTTACCACACCAAAATCGTAATCGACCCCAAGGGGTTGTGGTGACAAATTTTGTCACACTATTAGTAGTATGGTATACATCTTGCACTATACTGCCATTAGGTCCAGTCCTCAAAAGTGGACACAATATTATTAACTATTTTCAGAATAACCCTCAGGAGTGAAAATGGAAAGAATCAGGAAAGGTCAAGATTATTACGGGGAATGTGAGGTATGCGATAAAAAGCATACTGAAGAAAACCCTGTAAAAATCACAGTTCACTACGGTAATATGTGGTTCTGTGATTCCTGCTGGGAAGCTGAGTCTAAGGCTACTGCTGAATTAAAGGCTAATCAGCAGACTCAGAATGTAGTGACTAATGCGTTACAGCAGGCCGCGCGCGTGGATAATACCGTGCAAGTCCGGACGGATTTATTCAACGCGGAAACTGTCAGCATTATCAATCTGAAAGCAGAGATTGATAATAATCCTGAGATTGCTAATAAGCCATTCGTATTGGCTCAGCAATTGATGGAAAGATTCGAGAAATTCAAAGGCGTTATATTCGAGTATAACGAGAAAATCGTAGAAGCGAATAACGCTCAGAAGGCCATTCAAGTATATCTCAATCAAATGGCTAATACGCTCAGAACTGAGGAGCGTGAAAAGCTTAAGATTGCAGATATCAACTATCAGCCTACCAAAGTAAAGCCGGTGAAACCGGCGGCGATTAAAACCACTGGAACCAAAAAAGCTACGAAGCTTGATAAAGTTGAGCTTCGCAAGTATGCTGCTGAATTGGGCGTAGCAGAATTTACACTCCAGATGGTTGTAGTTGCGAAAGGTTGCACTATTCCTGAGGCTGCGGAAATGCTTAAGAAAAGCATCGCTGCGGCCAAAAATACTGCTGAATAGGAGTCACTAATGTTACATGATACACTTCATGTCAGTGCTCAGGATGCATACTTCGTTGTAGGTGGTAATCCTGACAATGATGGCGGTGGAGTAATTGGTTCCACTAATTCTGAATTCGTAGCCTCAGATATCAAAGCTGAGGCAATTAAACAGGGATACAAGAATGTCCAAGTAAATGGGTTGGAAGGACTTCTGGTGTCTCAAATCTGAGGAGAGGTAATGTCCAACATTACGCGGATGACTCTCACTAATGATTCCATAGACGTGTATACAGACCGTATATGGATTCAGCCTACACTGTCAGATGGTTTTGTATTCTCTGGCAGTCTATCGGACCTTATCAGTATTCTTGTATATCACAAGGATATTGATATGTCTAACTGTGTGATTCGTGTTCACGCCTACAGATTCGCTGTCATTCCACGTTCCGAAGAACGGCAATTGTGGAAAGACAAGTATGGCGATAAATACGACATTTAATGTGAGGAACTAATGAGCGAACAAATATTCCTAACTAGAACGCAGTCCCATGATTTAGCCAAGAAATTATTGGCTGATAATGGGCTGAAAGATTGGAAAGTCAGAATTACATCTGACCCTAATCTTCCATTTCTGGGCTTGTGCATGTATCGTGATAAATGCATAATGCTCAATGCACATCACATCGATATCCACCCTTACAAGGATGTGGATAATACGATTCGACATGAAGTGGCCCACGCGGTCGTAGGTCCGGGACATGGACATAATGACACATGGGCTACCAAGGCTAGGGAATTAGGTTGTCACCATACTAATCCCTGCTCTACACTGGACCTTCCCCCTCATGTAATCGACGCTATTCGTAGCGGACATACAGTTGAGGTTGTGGTTGAGGAAAAGGAAGTAGTGCAAGTTATCCGCAACGTAACCCACAAGGTTACTAGATTGCAGGATAAATGTCCTGACTGTGGTAAGGTTGCAGTCGAGAAGTTCTCCATTGATACTGTGGATAAAGAGGGTAATCAAGTTAAGATGATTACTCTTGAGTGCTTCCACATTATCAAGAAGGTTGTGCCGAAGGCTACACCATATGAAACTATGGTGAGTAATGATTGGAAGCCTGAGATTAAGGCTTGCAAACATGAATGGCCTACGCGAGAGGAAGCACGCGAAAAGCATATCGCGTCTAATCAGTGTAAGAAGTGTGGAGAATTCAAACTCTACAACTTCCAAACTGTAGGTGCTCGTGCTGCGGAAGTAGCATTAGCAATGCAAAAGGGTTTTGGAATCTTCGATGATATGGGCCTTGGTAAGACTGTTGAGGCTCTCGCATTGTTGAGATTCCATTCCAAGAAATACACTCCAACTATGATAGTCACTAAGAGTGCTATCAAGTTTCAGTGGTTTAAGGCTGCTGTTACGTGGTTGGGACCGGAATTCATTGGACAGATTATATCTACATCCCGCGACTTTGTTATGCCGGGACTCAAGATATACATCATTCCATATGACCTATTGAGGAGATTTCCAAGAGAGAAACTCCACGCGCTCAAAATCAAGTTGGTTATTCTTGACGAATGCCAACAGATTAAGAATCCTGATAGTTCACGCACACAAGAAGTAAGAAAACTTGTGAGTGCAAACGGAGAGTGTAAAGTTCTCCCACTATCGGGCACTCCGTGGAAAAATAGAGGTGGTGAATTCTTCCCCGCGCTCAACATGATTGACCCTATTAAATTCCATTCGTATCAGCACTATCTTGATACTGACGTGGAATTCTATTACGAAGGTGCCAAACGTAAGATGGGTGGCATCAAGAATCCTGCTAAATTTAAGGAGAAGACAGCTAATCTCCTTATTCGTAGGGAATACAATGAAGTAATGGATGAATTCCCTGATATCAATCGTATGAAGTTGCCTGTGCAACTTGATGACTTGCAACAGTCTACATATGATGATTCAGTTAGCGAATTCGTCGAATGGTATAACGAGTATGTCATTGGTGGTGAGGAAGATAAGATTAGTGGTATCGAAATCCTCGCTAAGATGGCACGTATGCGTCATATCACTGGACTTGCTAAGATTCCTGCAACATTAGGATTCGTTGAGCAGTTCATTGAAGATACCGATAGGAAACTCGTTATCTTCGTTCATCACAAGGATGTGGGTCAATTACTGTTGCAGTCTCTTATAAATTGTGATAAAGCAACGAATCCCGATTGGTATGAGCTTGCACAGGAATTGCGCTCACAAGGTATCAAGGTATACAGCTATACCAGCGCGCATACTGGTAAGCCTGAGGGATACCAAATTCAAGAGGATTTCAACAATAACAAACGCTGTATCATGGTTGCATCTACTCTCGCATGTGGTGAAGGATTAAACCTTCAGACCTGTGCTGATAGTATTATGCATGAGAGACAGTGGAATCCTCAGAATGAGGACCAAGCTGCACCGGGAAGATTCCGTCGTATTGGTCAGACTTCAAGTGTCATTGGTATTACATTCCCTGAGGCTGAGGGAACTATCGATGAACATCTCGATGGTCTGGTCGAGACTAAGCGTAGACAGTTCCATGCTGTAATGAACAAGGGTCAAGTGCAAGTGTGGAATGAGGGTGAACTTGGTAAGAAGCTCGCTGAGATTATTGTCGCCAAGCATAAACAAAAGAAGGGCGACACTCCGAAGAAAACTAACATCACTGGTGCGGCTACCTTTAGATAGGGAGTCAATTATGAAAAAAGTTTACTCAAGCAGGCATCTGACATGGCCTGTTGTAATCAAGACTATTCAGAACTTTGAGAAGCTTGGTTTGTCTGATAAACAGATAATCAAGATTCTCAAATCACTAGGGAGAAAAGGGGAATAGTATGGCCGTAATGAGTGACTGGAAATCAGTCGAACATTTCAAGGGAGAGCATAAGAATTGCTCTCTCGAAACTAAACTGACGAATGATGATAAGAATACTGTTGTCATTCGTTGTGCCTATCACGCGCAAGCAATTATGACCCATATTCCTTACAGGATGTTTTGTCTGCATCCTTTCAAGTGTGCTGGTCATAACAGTTGCCCGCGCAATTACGCTTGTTCGGAGTAATATGGCGCTCGAAACATGCGGTGAATGCAAGTGGAAATATCCTGAACACCTATTGAATCGTATGTTCATAGGCGGTCAAGGGTATACTCCACCTATCTGTGCTATTTGCGCGTTAGAGATAACGAACAAAGTGCATGGAGCTAATCTCAAGGAATTTCATGGTGAGATTGCAGAACACATGAGACAACTTGCGATTCAGTGGCGTAAAAAGAATAAGAAACATAAGCCGGTGGAAGTATGATTGAATTCTTTACCGGCATGGGTCGCATAATTAGTGCGGCTATTGTGCTAGTAGCACTTACTATATACCTTATCATGAGAATCACATGGCGATGTGGTATCTGTGGTAAGGTAAATACTACGGGAATACTCAAGTTTCTCTTTCTCATGTGTGACCATGAAGGAGATACTAACTAATGGAGACTACGATGTGGGTTCCTATGAAAAAGAAGGACCGTAATAAGATACCGCACAATGGTATCATGTGCAAAGTATTCGCATATGATGGCCCCGGCGGAGCATTACTTGGAAGCGGATGGATAATCTACCGTGACGATGGTAGTATGTCCGCTCCTGACTTGTTTGACATTAAGGGTAATAAACTTCCTGAGGGATGGTATACCCTGCGTGTCACTGATGAAGTTAAACCTGTTGTTATTCCGAGGATGATTCAGTGAAAGAAATCTTCGCGCACGAATATACATTCACTCCTATGGAAAAACCAAAGGATAGAATGGGTATTCTCGCTGTTCGTGTTGAAGTAGTAACTGATAGCAGAGAATCTGAGCCTTTCTTCAGTGAAGAAGTGTTGAGATTCTTTGATAACAGTTTGAATGTTCAGCACAAAATAGTGCTAGAAGGATTCTTAAATGAGTAACGAACTAGATAACTCGTCTGTAAACGAGACTGATTTACAACAAGCTGTAGAGATTGTAGCAGGGGGTAAAAAGAATGTTATCCTCGATGCTACTATCCTCAGCACGTTGATGGCGTGTCCACGACTCGCGGATTTTCGATTTAACCACAATCTTGTATCGATTGCTGGTAAATCAAATTCGCTTGAGTGTGGCTCACTTGTCCATGTGTTCCTCGAATACTTCTATAAGTCTCTTATAGGTGGTGTTAAGAGAGAACAAGCAATAGGCTTCGCATTTGCAGCAGCCGAGTTATACATTAAAGGTTGCCCACAATGCACAGACTTTGTAGCTACACCAGAAGTTCCTAAACCTCTCTGCAATCATAAGCCTAATGAATTCCCCGGCATGATTAATACGCCGAAGGAATCAGAAGGTTACAAGACTGGCTGGCATTACGTATTAGATACATGCCAACAGTATGTAGACTTCTGGCGTAATGACCATTGGGTTCCTCTCGATATCGAATGTGTGAGAGGGGAAGTTCTTTACGAGGACGAAGAAATTCGTATCATGTGGAAAGCCAAGTTCGATTATATTGGTGACACAAACCAAGATATATTGAGCATGGACCACAAGACAATGAAGCAACGTCGTAACACTAATTCCATGAATAATCAGTTCATGGGTCAGTGTTTATTGCTTCAAACTCGTAAGGTGATGATTAACAAGATAGGCTTTCAATCATCACTGAAACCTGAGGAAAAGTTCATTAGGACTCCTGTTAATTACACAGCAGAGCGTCTTATCGAATGGCAGTCTGAAACATTGCCGTTCTATGCGAAGCTTCTGCTTATGTATGCAGAGACAGGACACTTTCCACCGAATTTCACTCATTGTGAAGGAAAGTATGGAGACTGCGCGTTCTATGAGAATGTGTGTTCCGGCAATCCTTCAATGAGAGAAGACAATATTAAACTCTACTTCAAAGTTGGGCCAACATGGAATCCAACGAATGATGAGGAATAATCATCATGACCTTGAAGTTTGATTCTAACTATCATAACTGGCGGAAGCAATTTGAAACCGAGCCAGTTTATACACGTAAACAAATGGCAGAAGCTATGGAAGCATGTGTAAGGGAACACACAGTAAATAGAGTAATTCAATCTTTTACTGGTAGAGTGGGACCAACTGAATCCATAGCTATGCAAATACTAGCAATTCATAAAACTCCAGAAGGAGTAATGGTAATAGTAAAATGAGTAAACAATACATAGTCGAAGTGAAGTTAGGCACGAAGTTCGTATGTGTTGATAAGTTCACCCGACACACTGATGCGCTCCACTATATTAGGGAGAATAGTGGAGAGATTTATCCCATGCGAATCGTCCGTGTAGTTAAAACGGTCGTATTCGAGGAGAAGAAATAGTGCCTAAGAAAGTCGACCACTTACATCGTTACAAGAAAATAAACCTTGGTCGTGATGGTAAGGAATACTATGTGTATCGGTGCATGGTTGCCGGTTGTCCACATTATGTTCCTGTCCATTTGTCTGAGGGTAAAGTCTGTGAGTGCAGTCGCTGTAAAGAGCCAATGATTATCACTAAATCAACTTTACAGGGTTCGACTGGCAGAGCTATGGCGCGTCCACATTGTATTGATTGCACTAAAAGAAAGGGTGGAATTAAAAATGAGGATGTGGCGGCTATTGCGGCGTTCCTTGAGGGAAGTAAAACTGAGACTAACTAGCATTCGTAGACATAAACCCACAATGGGAGTTATGTCATATGAATGGCAACTACAAAAGGACCGTGCTAAATATGACTAAATACTTAATAGTGTTGGCTGAGACAGGGATGTATTTGGAAAATCATCCTTCCGGCCATCACTGGACTAACAACATGGAAAGAGCAAAACGTTTTGATTCCATGACTGAGGCAGAACTACATGCAATGGAATTACTAGCGTCATACACTCTTAAACCTGTTGAGGTAAGGGATGCCGACACTGGAAAGTGTTAACATGCAAGCTCTATTTACTATGTTGAAAGGTGAGCCGGGAACACGTAAATCTACGTGCGCCCTGTCTTATCCCGGTAAACAATATTGGGTTTCCACCGACCAAAAGATGGAAGCACTAACATTACCTGCTAAGAGATGGGGTATCTACGGTAAAGGAATGGTTGACTATGACGATTATACTGATTGGGATAAGCCTCGCGCTAAACTCGAACAGTTACAAGTCAACTGTCCTTACAAACTAATTGTCGTGGATTCCATCACATCTATTGGCGACGCTATGACTAGCCAAGTCAAAAAGATGAAACGTAAAGAGGGTGGTGGAAAAACCATCGGCGGAATACCAGTATCAGGACTAGAGGAATTCAATGCTGAGTCTTCCGCGTTCCAAGAAATGATGGCTATCTTGAAGGATATTCACAAGTTCCACAATGTGCATATCATTCTAATAGCGCATGTTCTCGGTGCGCGTAAAGATAATGACGCGAATAAGCTTACACATCATTCGCGTATCATCGTAACCGGCGCTGAGAAGATTAGTGCCAAAATAGCTTCATACATGACGGAAGTATATCACTTCAACATAGTTCCGGCATTTGAAGCAGACAAGGAAGGTGCATACGCCTTAAGGACCACCCACACTGGTAATGATTATGCGCGAACTTCATTACCTTTACCGCAGGAAATTACGTTTAATGCGGACCCTCTATACGAGAAGTGGATTGGACCTGCAATAAAGAGGCTCCAAGATGAGAAACCTGTCGAAAGAATCCCAACAATCACACCAACAACACCAACAACATCAACTGTAAGTCCGTTTGTCAAACCGTAGGAGATTACTATGCCAACAGTAGAATTCAATGACCGCGACTTACTACGGGGGAAGGTTGTCACTCCCGCGTGGTATAGGGTCAGAATCGAAAGTGTGGGAGAGGCTCCCGCAAAAGACCAATCCAAAGGGCCGTCCACAAACTATCCCGTTGAAGGAACTATTCTTTTCAACGGTGATACAGGTGACAAGGAATTCGCGAATGTTCCGCTTGACTGGAATTTCAATAGCAAAGCTATTGGTTTTGCTGTTGGATTCTTGCAGGCTTTCGGCGTCGAAGTTAAAGCTAAGACTCGCTTTGACTTGAAGTCGGCGGAAGGTCGTGAACTTGACGTATTTGTGGAGAACGATGTTTACCAGAATCGACAGGTAAACCGCGTTAACCACAAGTATCGTCCCATCAAGTCGGAAGTTTCGCCGGTAGGATAACTACTCGTGGGATGCCCTCGAATATATTGAATAAGAGGGATACATATAGCTACTGCGGCCATCAGTAGTTTGTATGGGTCGCGCCCATCCCACACTCACTAACTCGTTGACTAAAGGAGAATGACAATGAAGTATTTCATGCAGGAAGACAAGGACGAAACGGTGGACATGGATGAAGAATCCAAGAACGCCGAAACTGACATCGACGAAGTCGAAGGAGATGAAGACGACGACGATGAACTTGAGGAAGTAGAAGACACTTCCACTGACGAGTAATTGAACCATATTTACTGGAAGGTTATCTGTAAAAACAGTGTTGTGTATAGACCTCACGTGATTACACAACTGTAGTCTGTGCCCTAGTGGACAGTAGCTTTCTAGTAATAGGGGGACTATACGACGTAGCTCATAGTAGCCGTATAACGTATAGTCCCCCGCCTTAACTACTTGAGGGACTATGCTGACTAGAGAAGTAGTTCACCAGACTATTGGGAAAGGTTTCGCTGACAAGCTAGAAGAAGTCATTATCGAATCAGGTAACATCGTAGTTACCCGGCGCGATATGATTGAGGAGTTAGGTTGTGCGAACTTCAATGCTGCGGCGAATCTCTCAAAAGTTCTTCGTAAGTTGGGTATTTCTACCGTCGCCCAACTCTACAAAACCGACCCTTTTTCTATTGTTAGAATTAAAAGAATAGGGGAAGCGGCAATGTTCGTAGCCATGTGTATTCTGGATAGTTCAGATTACGACGTGGTTAAATGG